CTTTTAATTGGTAATACAGTATATAGTAAAGAAAGGTTAGCATTTATAGATACTAATGATATAATAACAAGTATACCTATTAAAAGATTGTCTCCTTACAAAATTAAAAATATAGGTGTAGGAACTGACAGCGAACCTGTTAAAATAATATTAGAAAATCCCGAAGGAAACGATTTCTTTTACACCGTTTTTCTCTCTGGAACTAATACATCTAAAATTAGTATGGCAAGACCTTTCTCGTATTATTTCTATTTTTCGAATCCAAAAGATCAATATCCTAATATGTCTCAAGTCAATTGGAATTTAGTAACAAAAGGTAAAGTTAAAATTGGATGGGATAAGAAATTATGCAAGTTATCATGGGGAGAACCTGAAAAAATAAACACCACTAAAGGTAGCTTTGGTACTCATGAACAGTGGGTATATCCTGATGAGTCTTATTTGTATTTTGAAAATGGAAAACTTACAGCTATACAGAATTAAACTAATTAATTTGGCTATCTCAAATATTATCCTCATATTTGTATCGCCAAACTATTACAGAAATATCTGTACCGAATGAGCCCGGTTAGATGCTCAATACGAAATTGGGCTTTTTTTATGTCCATCAGTTTGCTCTTGACATTTACGTCTTCAGCAAATTCATATACGAAATAGTAGAAGTTTATTTATAAACGAATACGGCTGTCTTTCCCACATTGTTATAATGCTCTTCGGTGGATTATACTGTGATAGTTTGGCGACTCGGGAATTGGCAGCCGTTCGTGTATCATTCCGATACACGAGAACTTGCCTTTAACAGCCAAACTATCACAGTATATGAAACAAGTAGCCCAAGGCACGAACTACGTGCCCTCATTCCGTACAGGAATGAACGTAAACACGCTCCAAGAGCGTTATTTCCGTGAACTGAAAAAAGACTGCGCTATCAACTCCGCATCAGACGCCTATTACGTCTCTGCTATCGCCTGTTTTTGTTTGACCTTCATCTTTCCACCAGCCGTGATCGGAGCAATCATCTGTGTCTATCGAGCAAAGAAGTGTCAGAAAGGAGGTCGAAAATGATGTTCTTCATCCACCATGTACAGACTTACAAGAATGTAAACCGCAAGGGGCAGGAAATGTGTGAGTTCGCCCAGGCATACGACCGAATTTTAGTACAAGATGAATGTGCTATGGATTCTCTAAAATGCGAATTTGAAGAAGTTGTCAAGGAACTGAATGACAAATATCCCCATCAAAAAGTTCTCAAGTTTAATGGGCATAATGGAGACTCTTCCGGCGGACAATGGAGTATAAAGTTAGGTGATGATGACAGCAGTCCTGTATGTCATATCTCATACAGTAAAGTACGCGGTCATTATTCTTTTGGAGAAGGATCTCACCTACTGGAGCAGAAAGGAGACCAGCCATGATACCAACAGAAATCAATGGCATCATCCTCACCGATGATTGTATCTCATCAATCAAAAC